GGCTCGTAAGCTTGTTGTAACTGTGTTGCTCTTTGAGCATCTAAAGCTTGTTGTGCTAACTGTCTTTCTAAACCACCAGCTGCTAACAATTGGTTTATATCTTGTCTTGCCATATCAGCTTGTTGTTGTCCAAGAGCACCTAATTGTTGTCCAGCCGCTAAACCAACTCTTTGTTGATTCTGTGCCGCTCCTAATGCAGTTTGAAAACCTTGTGCTTGCGATCTACCAATTGCCTCTAGTCTTCTTAAATCTTGTTCAGCTCTTTGCACACCTTCTCTTCCACCCCCAAAAGCACCTGATCTAACAGCTTGCGCAGATAATTTATTCTGTCCCATTTGTGCTTGTCTGTTAATTTCATCAGTAACATATTGTTGGTAAGGATTGAAAAACTGAGATATGTTTGGTGCTTGAGCAGCTGACAATATTTGTCCAATACCTGCAGCCGTTGTCGGTGCTCCGATGCCCGTTGTCCCTGCAGTTTTAATTCCTCTCTGCTCTAAGACAGATAAAGGAGCTGTTTGAACATCAGGAATATTTATTGGATCTTGCGCTACCTGACGCGCAATGTCCATTAATTCTAATTTTCTTTCTTCAATACCAGGAGCTTCTCTAACATACTGTGTAGAAGAAGCTGGTGTGGATTGTCCGCCACCACCGAATAAATTACCTATAAAACTCATTTACTTATCCATTTCTCCAATTGTACATGTTTCTTTTGCCATCCCCATTTTTTTGAGACTTTCTCCCAACCAGGTCTAGCCCAAAGACTTAAACGTTTGCAATTATTATTTTTTGCAAACTTTGTTATTGTATCAACAAATTGATCCTCCCATAAGTCCCTTCTTTTTCCCGTACATATGACAATCTCTAATTGTTGATAATTTGGCATTTCAGATATTCTAGTTATCCCAACACCAAAAACTTTGTTTTCCTCTAATTCATCAGAGCCAAACATAAGAAAACACTGCATCATATCTTTTTTTAGATAATCATATATGTGTTTGGCATCAGCATATTTACCAGAATATTTTAAAGCCTCACCAACCATAAACTCAGCTAAAGGCCAGAACTTTTCTATATCTTTGGGTTCAACTGAAATAACCTGTACTAAAGGTTTAATTTTTTTTCTTGTTTGTCTCATTAGCATCCTGGATTATGTCAA